CTCGACAAATTCCATATCCTCCAACTATTTAGCAGAGCTTTAAACAAAACGCGCATCAACGTCATGAATCGGGATAAAAAGAATTACAATAAATTAAAAAAATACTGGAAGCTCCTTCTGAAAGATCAAACAAAACTTGATTATAAGAACTATAAATATCATCGTTGCTTTAAAAAGCATATGTGTGAGGTGGAGATTCTCCACTATCTCATTGATTTAGATTCTGAATTAAAAGCGTCCTATGAGTTATATCAATACGTGCAACATTGCATAAAAATCAAAGACTTTGAGCTCCTAAAGAAAACATTAGAGAATAAACAAAATATCGTTTCCAGCTATATGAAAACCGCCATCAAGACAATCAACAAATACATCAATTACGTGGAGAATACGTTGAAATATGATTATAACAACGGCATTTTAGAGGGGATTAATAACAAAATCAAAGTGATTAAACGCATTTCTTTCGGTTATCGATCCTTCTATCACTTTAGAAACCGAATATTCATTACCCAAAACTTAGCGAAAATAAAAACAGCTTAGGGGAACCTCGAATTTCCCCTAAGCCATCCCATTACATATTACCAAATAATGTCACTAAAATTTATTCACCAACACCATTTGACAAAGAACCTAAAATAAAAACCTTACAACCGTTGTAGCTGTAAGGCTTTTTTCTAGCGTCCCAGGAGGGATTCGAACCCCCGACCGACGGCTTAGAAGGCTGTTAAAAAATTTTTATACATTTATATTAATTAATAAAACATTATTAAATCGGCTTTCTCAAAAATTTCTTTATTATCCTCATCAAGAATGTTTGTTCATATTTATTCTATTTTATATACTTTTGGGCAAACTTCGGGCTAAAAATTTCATTATTTCACTATTTATTATCGTTGTAACACCAGGTCAAACATCGACCTGGTTTTATTTTTTGCTAAAAAGGAAGGTATGTAGGGTATTGAAAGGGATATTAGTATGACTTGCGAAAAGTTTATAAATCCAGTAATATCAAGGAAAATTCAAGACATTCGGATTCAAAATTTCCGAATGTCGTTATTATTGAAGTCACTCGTTGAGTGGCTTTTTGTTTATTGATTATTCAGTATTTACTTTTCAAAATGAGGAAATATCTTCACTTTCTAAATAAAATTGGATGCATTTTGCGTAGTACTTCTACAAAAATAAAACCCTTCCCGAAAGGGAAGGGGTGTATTATAAAGCATTTCACATCCCAAAACAGGATGCCTCACTGGACAGGTGTACTTACAGTACACTTACTAACTATTAGCTGTTCCAGGAGTTTGACAGTCATACCATGTATGCTGTAACTTTATAATACACTATTATAATATGCGTGTAAAGAAATTTTATTCACTTTTACGTAACTTTTTATTCGTAAACGAAACTTTTTACGGTAATCTTAACACAACATACCCGCTTTTGTATACATTTCTTATTCTAGGATCTTTTTCCAATGCATTGAATTCGGTATTTGCTAACAAATCTGCTGCTTGTATCATATAATTACTCTTAGAGTCTCTATAGTTTACTTTAAAGTCCGATTTAAAGCTCGTTGTATCATATTGCCTATGTATATAATAGTAATTATCCTCATTAAAATAATTAAATAAATGATCCTCCAGTGAATCAATTGAGGAATGTGCAATATTTTGATTATCTATATTCACTTCAATTAATTCACATTGTTTGGGTATTTTATTTAAGTTGATTAATTTTTCTATCAATCTTCTAATAATGTGATTTTTATATCTAACAACATCTTTTTTGTTATTGAAATTTATTCTTACTAATTTAGAAACATCAACTGTCACAAAAACTTGAACGCAAGGGTATTTTGATAGCCTTTTTAATAACCTACGTCTTGTAGGAATATCCATTTGAGAGGTTTTTAGTTCCCCTTCTATTACTTTCTCTTGTTTGATTTTCTTAACTAACTTTTTGTAATTTTGGTTTATTCTATGATATTCGCTTTCTTTTATTAATAAGCCACCGTAAACAAAGTGCTTTCCTAGCGGATAGTTTTTATGTAATTGTCCCGAATCATCTAAAAATAAATAGTATTTCATTACAACCACCGTCTATTATTTAATACTATAAGTATATAACATTTAAGAAAGAAATGATATATAAGTTATATTAACAAATATTAATAAAGTATCATTATAAAACCGCCCTCCAAACGGAAGGCGGTTTTCATTTTTTAGACTATAAAATTCCAACTTAAGGGTTACTATTTATTTTATTGATACTTCAACTAAAGTCAATTACTTATTTCTACGTTGCTGAATCGTGATATACAATCCAAGCAATCTGTCTGTCGTCATTCGTTTATTTTTCAGATCATCTAAGTGCTGTTTTTGGATGATACCGTCCTTAACTGCTTGTTCAATAAATTTTTCAGCTTCTGTATACATCGTCGGTGATTTTGGGTCCCACATTTTTGTTTCCTCCTTTTCGGTTTCTTTATCATCAACAATCAGCTGCACTTTTAACTTGCTCGTTGTTGGCACAATCACCGTACCTTCTAATTTATACCCCTTTGGCATCGTCCAAGATGGAGTTACTTCGAAGTGTGGACGGTCGATATTGTTTGGCCAATCCCCGCCCCAAGTAATGCACAGTCTTCGAGCAATGGCGCCGACTTTATTTAATGTATTCACATCATAGAGTGATTTTGGCGGAGCTACTGCAATATCCCAGGCTAGTCTGCTTGTATGACGACTAGTAAGTGTCCAAGTTACTATTGACCCTGGACGAGTACGACCTTGTTGATATAGATAATTTTGTCGAGCTTGACTACGGTATGTTTCGGTAATAAAAATATCCCGAATCCCTGCTTTATAGCACTCTTGAAATAGCAATCTACAAGCTGTTTGAGCGACCGGTAGCAATTCAGATATGTCTCTACAAGTTGTTGTAACACTCATTATCGCTCACCTGGCCTTTTGTATGTCATTGCTCTGTCGCTGTCAGATAAACCTTGTGTTGTTGGATCTACGATGATTCCTAACAATATTAGAATGCCGAGAATTGTTTCAGAAAGTGCTGTGATTTGGTCGTTATAAACAGTAATGTCATATCCGAAGATTTCAGCTACTTGATTAGCTAACACTAATAACAATGCGATTAATGACACCCAAAACGACTTCTTTTGTAGACGTACTTTCCAGTTAATTTTCATTGATAAATACCTCCATTTTATCGATTCTTTTATGTGCTTGTTTTGACGATTCCTCAACACGAGTTAACCGTTCGTTGAATACTGCCATTTGCTTTTCATTAGCTTTTAAATCAATGCGAATATCATCTACTCCCTTGCTGATATATTCTAATTGAGCTTGTAATCTTGCATCTTGGTGCGACTCACTTTTCACTTCTTTCAATTGATTCATTTTTTGGTTTTGTTTATTTAATTGGTAGCCTAATATCGCAACGACTACCGATAAAATGGTTAATATTAATCCTAATTCAACTGTCATAAACTCACCTACTTACACAAAATAACACCGCTCGGCACGGTGTATTTCTCGTACTGGATGCAATAAAAAAGCACCCTCGGGTGAGAGTGCTTTCTTGAAATTTAACCTGTTATTGATGATGTAAAATCCCTATATTTTTTTAGTATCTCAGACATCGTTTCTGGATACTCCTCGCTAAGATTATAATTAGTATAGTCAAACGATAAATCATTTGAGTGAATAGTTGATATTTTATGGATCCTTACATAAGAAGGGTCATACTTCAATTTAATTTTTTTATGATTTTCTTGAGTTATTGGGTAATCATATTCTTTATTAATATTTTCTTGTTTACTAACTTTTGAGATAGGGAAAACTGTAATATCACAAGGTAATTTTTCTTTTTCAACACCTATAATTAATACAGGTCGTAATTTATATTTGTAAGACTGTGTTCTTGGGTCAAAGTAAGCGTAGCGAGAGTCGCACATTTTACCGATTAATTCTTGCGCGTTAGTTATTAAATGTTGCGTACTCTGGTTCGTCTTCAAATTCATCTAAATACATACCCCAGACATGATCATATAATCTAACTTTTTGCGCATCTAGCATAATATCATCAATCGGTATTTTAACATTTCCTGGCTCATCCTCGCTTAACCCCGCGCGACTTCTCTTCCAAGAAATTTCCTTGTGAGTCAAATCACGCAATGTCCAAGGGGCATACTTTGCATATTGATCCAAAATATTAGCGACAATGTATTTTTCTCTTTCCCCTATTTGTGAATCGTCATAATCATCTTGGTTTTGCTCTTTAAAAAATGACCTTAATTCAGGAAGAACAGGTCCGTGGACCCAACCTTCGAAATCTTCATCAATAATAGGCTCCCCAAAGACAGCTAATGACTCTCTTTGTGCAAAATACATCAACTTGTGTAACCTAAGTTCGCTGTTATCAAAAGAGCTATCAGTAAATTCTTCGTAAGCTTTCACTAAGTATTTAGCTAAAACTTTAGCTTTTACCATAGCTATTCCTCCCTTTGACTAGATATTAGCAAATACAGGAGGCAAAGGGAAGAGTTTACTTATAATAAATATTTGCTGTTTTAAAAATCGTATTTTACGTCACACTTTGAGACGATTGTTCAATTATAAATCCGCTTTAAATGTCACATATCCCACCCAAACACCTGTCAAATCTTGAATACTCGGTATTGATTGAATACCTATATTGCCTGTATTAGTAATGTATAAATGACGCAAAACACCGTTTGTAACATCTAAAACAGTAAATCTAATTGATTGTTTTGGTCTATACCCAATAGGTAATGTACCAATAACTGTATCCCCATTTGGTGTTCCATCTTTCATAGCAATTTGTAGGTGTACAATGTTATCATCTGTCTTGAAATATTTTGTTAAACTATTTTCGTTTACATGAACCCATCCATTTACCAAGTCTAACTGTTTCCACTCGTCACCAATATAGTAATTTAAAAAACTTCTATCACCATTATTTAATATTTTAATAGTATTTGCTACTTTTAACCTACAATCTTTTGATGCTGGATTAACAATATTTGTAGATGAGTTATTTGTTTGGAAAATCGTACAATTATCAATTTTAATAACACCTAAAGCATTATAAAAATTCATCAATTCTAATTCGCTATTCACATTTAACATACAATCATTGAACGATAGACTCATAATTTTTGTATTTTCATATGGAATATTGATAATACCATGCTCTGCTTGTTCAAACCATGTTCCATTAAATGACGATGGTCTAATTCCGTTAACATTAGTTATACCAATGTCATATCCATTTTGCACAAAAACTCCATTTACAAATTTTACACCAGCAAAACTTTCACCATTTAAATATTCAAGTGTCACACCTGTATCGCATAAAACAATACGTGGATGAATTACTACATTACCGCTGCCATGCAATCTTAGCCCGATAAAACAACTACTAATGACAATATTTTCAAATAAACAATCAAAAATACCTACACCATCTGGTACTCCGTTACCAGATATTCCGTGCGTAAGACCAACAATTTGAATATTTCTAAATGTCCCTATAGCTGAATTGTATAATTCTAAAGTGCTTCCTCCGAGTATCCCAATTACATTGCCAGCTACATTATTCTCTTTTGATAATTTTACATCTTGAATTGTAACGCCGTGTAAAGATTCGTTAACAGTATCAATAATAACTCCACCTGATACATTGGCAAATATTAACTCTGTTTCTGTCATGCTTTTTCCGTATAAACTTACATTTCCTTTTCTTTTAATAGTATCTTCTAGCCTATACTTCCCGTTTGGAATATAAACATTCTTTTTGTTAGCATGTGCATAATCGATTGCTGCTTGAATTGCTGGTTGATCGTTATTTATACCGTCACCAACCGCACCAAAATCTTTAACATTTACCGCAAAATCTGCCAAGTGTTCATTAACTGTTTGTTCTAAAGATATCAAATTTACATTACTCGCTTTACTATCTTCTAGTTCTTTTAGAGCGGTGTCGATTTTATCTAAGTTGCTATTTTGAACTCCAACATCATAAAATTCTTCCGGATCCGGTTTAACTAATTTGTAATTCGTTGTTTCAGATGCCATTAAATTAACACATCCTCTCGTAGTTGTTTGTGTGTAAAGCTAGCTAATTGAGAGTGAGTAAATTGAGATAATTTTTGATGTGTGTTATATCTAAGCTCGATTGTTAGAACTATGTTTTGTGGTGTAACACGCTCTAACATTGCAACGACTGCATCGAATTGTCCTTTTACTGTTAATTCAAGTTTTACAGTAATGGTTTTATTCGATGTATCTCGAATGAAATCGTAGCGCCCCTCACCCAAAAGACTGTCAAGCAGCATTCTCACGACTTTATATGTGTATGGTGCTTGTTCGTTGTACCTCGTAAGCACTCTAAAACGTCGAGTTTCGTCGCTATCAGTACCCGGAACTTTAATGCCTAACATTTTTTCATAACGAGCCAACCCTTCCTCGTTAGCTGTTAAGATAAATTGATTGTTTAATGCGTCCTCAATTGCTTGCCAAACGGATTCAAGAGACGGATTTTCAACGTTGGCGATTTCAATGATTTCCCTAATTTCATGTAATACTGACGGAAAATAACTTAAAATATCGACTTCCCTAGCCATTCACAACGCCCCTAACAGGTATAGTTTCTTTATCTAATTCAATGTTTGATGTTCCGCCATTTAATTGAGTGTTAGCAATATCGAGTACCCCATCTACACCAAGCAATCTGATTTCAATTTGAGAGATCCGAACAACCAAACCAGTGTAATCTTCTTCGTATGTTTGCGCTTGTGCCCATTCTTTTGCTAGTTCTTTAAAGTATTCATCAATCACTCGGTAAACGTCGTCTTGAATATCAGCCCAAGTCCAGCCATCTTGATAAGTGATATTCAAAGTTATATCAATTGGTGTTTCTTCAACCGCCGAGACCGTTACAATATGGTCGATCGGCGCGATTCCAACACCTTCACCTTGCATACTAAGTGGGTCAACAGCTTCTTGTACAGTATCGATTAGCGCTTGAGATGGTTTGTTATATTGGGAATCAATAATTGTTAAGCCAACCGTTCCAGGACCATATTTAGCCCGATACACACGAACACCGCCAACACCATTTAAAGCACCTACTCTTTCTTTGTAATCAGCTCGATTCCCTCCAAAAACTACTGATTTAAAGCTATTAAAATAGCGAGTCCGAAAGGCTTCAGTGTCCTCTTCGTCCTCGCCTGGTATCAATACTTCTGTTAGTTCCGCGTGAGTTAAACCGTCAATATAATCAATTGGAATTAAGTTGCCTAAATACAGGTTCCCTACATTTCCCGCTGTTTCACATTCTAAAATAAATTCGCCTGAGCCGATTTTTTCAACTACTACATAATTTAGATCGTCACCAGAAAAACGTGAGCCAATAGGTACGTCGATGTTAAATTCACCTTTTAACCTAGCTTTTGTTGCTGGATGTGGTGATAAACCTCTTTCCGCTGCCCGTCTAATCAAATATTCTCTTGGAGCAGTGTCAGCGAAAACTAAATCAATGTTATTTTTAATAGTTGCTAACATTTGAGCTGTTTCTGCGCTGTTGGCTGCAGTAGCAATGTAAAGGGGACTTGTTTCCCTTTTGTCCATTTCGCTAAACTTCGCAAGTTTCTGCGCCATTAAATCTTCGTAAGTTGTGTCTAAGTTAATCGGTTCTGCCATCAGTACTCCACCTCTCTTTCCAACTGAACTTCACCGAATATCGTATGTGCTGTACAAGTTACATGGACTTTATTCTTACTAGTCGTCACTTCAAAATCAGTAATATCTGTAATACGATCATCTTGTAATAAACATTCTGTTATTCTACGTTGGACTTCACTTGCTACATATGCAGTGGGTTTACCAATCAAATCTTTAAACTCCCCCCCGGTATTCCAACTAAATATTAGATGGTCATATCGCTCAATATTGAGCATTAAAAAAATCGCTTGTTTTACAGCTTCTTGGCCATCCACGAAGCTCACCATGCGACCTCTTTCAAAATCTATATAAAATGTTTTAGATGGTTCAATGACCTCTTCGAAATCGTTGATTAAATCATCATTCACTTGTGGTAACACGTTATCACACCCTATCTACCACGATATATTGCTGTCCGCCTTGCATACGAATGAGAAGTACTTTTTCACCTATTTTTAGAGCATTAAACACTTTATAGGTTTGTTTTGCGCCACCATTGACACTCATTTCGGTTTCGTAATCTGTAACATTCCGGGTAAGTTTTAGTTGGGCGGTACCGAGTATTAATTTTTGGTCAATCCTGATTTGGAGCGGATTGGTACTTATTACTTCACCGTACCTGATTGTTGTAGGATCCGATGCGTTTACTGCTTCAACTGCTGCTTTTTTAATTAACACCACTAAATCGTTAATATTACGCAATAAACTCACCGCCAATCAATTGCAAATCCATTAAATGCGACGATTCGTCGAATGTATGTTTGACATTTTCTACAACCATGTAATTTGCAACAGTTATATCTCCAAGGTATAACGCGACTGGTAAAACGGAGCCACCACGTACACGTACATCCCCAAACGCTTTATTTACTGAGAGTTTACGAGATTTACGATTAAATTGTTTGAGCAATGTGTCAGCTTTTAGTTTTCCATTCGTACTTTCTTGAATGGTCTCAAAATACTGCAATACTCCCCATTTATTGATGTTATTGGTGTCTTGAGCAATATAAATCTCTCGTTTGCCGTTCTTTTTGTCTTCATAAACGAGTTTTACTTTGTTATAAGTTTCATTGTCAATGCTCGTTGTATAATTAAAGCTTTCTCCGGTTTCTTCATCTATTAAAATATTCAATCGCATATCTTTTATATTATTTAAAATTAATTTCCCAAACTCATCATACAGCACATATACTTCACCAGTGCTGGCAGTTGTTTCATCGAGTGCCATCTGAATAATCTCGAACAGTTCTTTGTTGTCGGCCGTCAATGTCGGAATGTAATACCTTGTATCATCAGCACTACCGAAATTCAGTTTAAAATCCGCTGCAATCGTTTTTAAAATTTGCACAGCTGATTTATTCGTAAATACATATGTGTCTTTGTTTTTTAAGTACCGCAACTGGTCATAAGCAGTCACTTTAATTTTGTCGTTGTTTTGACGCTCTTTTGTAAACACAAAACCGTAAAATATTTTGTTTCCGTTATATTTGAAAATAACTGGATTACCTTCTTGGAATCCTAACGCCTCATCTTTCAAGACTGTAAATGTTAATTTTCCTGGTGCTTTACGACGTTGTGTTTCCCAAACAACACCTTCTTCAACGACACATTGTTGAATTTTGCTTCCATTCTGAATGATAAGTTCAACATTAGCCAAGTTTTAACACCTGCCCAACACGAATAAGGTTAGGATTCGGTAAGTTGTTTAGTTTTGCGATTTCTCCATATTTAGAACCGTCTCCAAGCTCTTTTTTCGCTATTGCCCAAAGTGTATCACCTTGTTTGACCGTATACGTTTTTGGAATTGATTTCGTACTTGTATCACGTTTTTTTTCAACTTTTACAGACTTAACTTGCGTTTGCGGTGCACTTTGTACTTTTAAAACTTTCGTTCCCCAAGTCCTGTATTGTTTAAGTCTAATGGGTACGATAATATCAAAACCGTTGTCGGCATCTTCTTGAATCTCGTAATCTTCTAAAGATACAAGCATATTTGTATCAAATAATAGCTGGCCGTTCGGTTTCATTCGGTTGACGATAAAAGTGAATGGTTTCTGATTGACTTTTAACTGTTCAAGTTTGTTTAAGTAGTACGATGCAGGTTGATACCCGTTCGGATAAACAGCGAATGGATATTTTACGTTAGGAAGTAATATCTCGAATTCAATTTCGGTAAGACCCGCTTTTTTCAATAAATTGACTTCACCGTCATCAATTAATGTCAAAGTTTCGTTTTTGTTGTTGATTTTTAAAATGAGTTCCTTCGGTGCAACGGGGAATTGTACCCCGTCTAAGAAGAAGTTATACATTCCCCATTACACTCCTTCCGGCAATGAATCAAGCGCTTCTTCTGTTTTGGCTACTAATTTATCTACGATTCCATCTAAATCTAGTTCGCTGTTGATGTTATTCTGCATTCCGCTCATATCAATTGTGATATTGCCTGTTGTATAGCGATTGATTGCTTCGGCGTTCGCTGCATCTCTCAAGTATTTCATATCTTCTTCTAACAAGTCCACGCTATCCGCCAACTTTCCTGTATTGCCAGCTGTATCTTTTGCGGATCCGTTACCTACATCGATTGCATCACCTAAGCCGTTTACCGAATTTAAGATGTCTTTCATATATTTTTCCATGTCGAAACGCTCTTGATTTTGGATGTCTAAATCAAAACCACTAAATAGATTCGCTCCCCAGTCATGTGCTTTCAGTGCATTATCAAGTGGAGACATATACTCAAGTCTCGGAAGCTCGATATACGTTTCTGGCATATCTCCGACCCAATCGTTGATACGCTTTTTTAAACCGCTATAATCAGCTTTGATTGATGTTCTTGCGCTAAATTTACCGACTTTACCAATGTCTAACCCCGGTATTTGATTTAGTGCTCCAATAATCCAGTTAATCCCCTCAATCGCTTTATTAGCTGCAGCAATAAACATATTCGCAAGATTTGTAGCCACACTGTCGAACGAGCCGATCATCGATGTTGCCATGTCGATTGCGCTGTTTGCTAAATTCGCAAAGAAACGTTTTATTGTGTAAACCGGATTACGCCATATATTAATCCAAAACTCAGCGAATGAAACGACCAAATTCAACATATAAGCAATCACGTTGTAGAAAACAGAATACATGAACGCGAATGCTCCAACAATTATACCGACAGCACTTAAATTCGCCCCTGTAAAGTAGTTTATAGCATTAACAGCGGCAAAATATAAACCAATAAGAAGTACAAGCGCTGCAATTATCCAGAAAATCGGGTTCATTGCCATTGCTGCATTGAGAGCCCATTGAGCCGCTGTCATAAGCAATGTCGCTACTCTCGTTCCAATCAACGCTGCAGTAAGCACACCGAATGCACCAGCTGCACCTAGTATAATTGGCCCAATAATATTCCAATGATCATACACAAACGAACCAATAGAAGATAATACTTGAATCGTCCATAATGCAACATCTGCTAATACGAACAGCGCTTGAGTTGCTTTAGCTACAAATTTTCGAATTTTTTCACTGTTTGCTAAATTATTAATTTCCTGCAATACAGGTTGAAAAGCTCTTAACGAATCGGTTTGGAAGTTAATCCACAACTGAGACCATGTTAAAGGCATGCTTTCAAATTTTTCGTTAATATCATCAGCTGCTGCGAACATTGATGTTTTGATAATATCAGCTGTTATCTTACCATCCGAAGCCATCTCTCTTAATTCCGCACGGGTTATACCTAAATATTTCTCGATATTTTGAACAATACTAGGAGCCGCCTCTAGTACTGCATTCAACTCTTCTCCACGTAATGCCCCCGCACCTAATGCTTGAGTTAATTGAAGTGTAGCGGATGCTATTCCTTCCGCATTAGTTCCAGCATTGGCAAACGATTTATTCAACAACTCAGAAAATGCTACAATTTCAGCTGTGCTATCAAATGCATCACTAGCATTCATAGCCAATTTACCAACAAGATCAGCGGTTTGTAGGTATGGTGAATATGTTCTTTTCGCACTTTCAAATATCATTTGTTGTAATTCTTCTCTTGTTTGTAAATTATCATTTATTAAATCTAAACGCGCGTTTACATTTGTCATTTCATCGGATAACTGAATAGCGTTAGATAAACCTTGCAAAGTAAAGTAAGCTCCAACAACACCGCTGATTGTACCTAATAATTTACCTGCTAAATCATCCGCTTTTTGAATATCTCTATTCAACTTCTCTTGTGCGTTTTCAGCTTGCCTAATTTCATTTTCAATCTGATTAAAATTAGCTTCAACCTGTTGCAATTCTCTTTGCGCCGCTTCTAATGCAGACACATCAACAGCTTTTCCGGATAAATCCTGTAATGTTTGGAAACTGTCAATTACTGTCGCCATCGCCATGTTCATTGCTCTAAACTGTTGCGACATCATGTCATGGACCATGATGCTAGTTTTAATAGTCGCCATCTGTTATCACCGCCTTTTTAGGCATAATAAAAAGCACTCATTAACGAGTGCTAATTACGAGAAATATACGAACCATCTTTTTGCTTATATAGTTTTGTTTTACATTTAGGACATCTAACAGAGTCTGTTACTGCTTTTAATTTAAATTGACATTCTGGACAAGGTATGCGTTTTTTGAATACCAGAACAATTAATGAAACTATAAAACTAATGATAAAAATGATAAGTATGAATAGAAAAATCGTTGCCAACATTGTAATCACTCCTTTATATCATAAATATACAAAACAGGAGTGGATATATCTATTCTTTGTTAGAATTTGCACATTTTAATATAATGAATCCAGAGATTTATTAAACGATTAAAATCTTCTTGTTTTAAATCAGTAATTTTTTCAAATTCATATAAATTAACCATATAAGTGAACCAAGTTTTTCGACCATTTAATTTTATTTTACCAACGGGATATCCGTTGTAATAAAAATCAATAGCCCTATTACTCAAACGTTTTAATTTGATGTAACCATTCAAATTTTGTTGATTAAATAATTCAAATAACAATTTTATAAATTCGTACTCTACTTCATTTACATCACAATATTTACTCTCATTCAATTTTGAAATTGTGTTTTCATAAGGTTTTTCTTCTTTGTAATCAAACTTCCTTCGAAAATATTTAAACATAAGTATCCCTCCTAGAATTAAGATTATAGAAAACTAGGAGGAGATTCTACCTTCTTTTTCTCGGTTTTCCTTTACTAGCTTTTTTAACCTCTTGTTGCGCCTTCTTATCCGCTTCAATTTTCACTTGAATAGAAGCGATAATGAAGGCTTTCTCATATCTATCCAAAGCCAAATACTGCGACGGCAACAGCTTTAGCTTATGCAGTGCGTAGTGCGCTATATTCGCATCGCTATCGCCGTCTAAAATTAGTTTTTTGCTTCTTCGACTAACTCGTTCATGTCAACGTCAAAGCCATTGACCTCTTGAGCGATTTTTTTGACTTCTGTTAACTCCGCAGGCAATAACATTTTTTGAAGCAGCGCTTCTGCTCCTTTTACGCCGTAGCTGTCTTGCAACTCTGCATTGTGCAAGTCTGGGAATTTAATTGTTGCTACTGTAGTTTTTAATGAATAGAGCTCGAAGTCGATTTCCGGCATTGTCACACCTTTTCTTCCTGGAACAGGCACTCGTTTCGTGCACTCACGACGAATTGCAGTGTCAACATCTGAGGTAATTGCTCCGAACTTCCAAGGAATGGGCTTGCCGTTTTCATCTTTGAATCGTTTCGATACCACACGTTCAACGATTTCGACCTTTTCAACATTTTGCGCAAAGAAAGCTTGTAAATTACTCATTCATTCCACCCTTTTCAATTTTATTTAATAGAGAAAGCCCACCGAAGTGAGCTTTATAAATTAGGATTGCATTGTATTTAAAATGGAGAACTTTTCAGGGAACTCGAAGCGTTCGAATGTAAAGTCGAACGTATCTTCTAAATATTCAGCATCTGCATCAATTAAGGCGACAATACCACCATCCATATTACAATCTTTCAGGATAGTAGTTTGTCGCCCTACGTCTGCTGATGGATCTTCGTTTGTCACTTGAATGTCAAAGTAAATATCTTCCCCGGTTTCTTGATAGTGATAAAGTAATTCTCTAAAAATGGATGTATTGTAATGGAATGTAGCCGATCCTGTTCCTTCCCAACCAGTAGCTTTATTTCCTTTTCCCGGACGCCCCATAATTGGAACTTGTGTTTTTGTCTTTTCCATTCTAGCTTCAAGGTTAATTACGTTTGCAAATTTGTAGCGCTGCCCATTTATAGTTACAAATGCTTCTCCTTGCGCGCCGTGAATCGCATCTTTTGCGTGCATTGTGTCATCTGCAAAGAATTGAATGTCTAACGGTAATAGCATTTTCATTTCTTCCATAACATATCACTCCTCTACGCTACCACTGTTGTGATATAAAGTTGTGACATCGCCGCAGTTGGCTCTACAGCTTCGTTCACAACAACTGCTTTTTTCGAATTCCCTTGTTCAACTTTCACATCATCTGGATTAAAATTTTCGATTGCTCGAATGCTTTGTAATTCTCGACGATGCGAAACAATGTCATTCCATAAAGATACACGCCCCGATTGGTCATTTGGAACTTGACCTAAGTAGCGTGTGTTAAAAAGATTTGCCGTATCAATTGCAATTTGGTCTAATACTCGAATAACTTGATTCAAACTGAAATCTTCGTTCTTTTCAGGTGTGAACGATGTAAATGTATTAATATCTTCAAGAACTCGAACATCAGAACCTACTCGATGGAATACATATTTACCTTTTTTAATTAATTCAGCTAACTCGAATTGCTTTTTAGCTCCCTCAAAGTCTACTGTGTATTCGCCATCGTAAACTTTATTTGTATTTGATTTATTCACTGCTACCCCAGCTTGAGCACCGGCAACCCAGAATACTAAACCGTAATCTAGTTCAGTAGCTTTATTGTGTACATCTATTACACCTTCATGATCGGCAGCCCCTAAATTGTGGCCAACTAATTGGAATTTCGCTCCAACTTCATCACGCATTCGTTTTGTATAAGCTACATAAAGAGCTTTTATAGCTTCATCGTTAGTTAAACATGCTAATACGTTGAATCCGTAAGATTCGAATTCATCAAGCGCATTTTGGTGTGGTGTAGCTGTCGGTGTTGTTCCATTTGAGCCACCGGTAAATGGAGTACCTGCTGTTTCAGATAATGCAGCTTCTTTATTCCAAACTACAAAATCGTTATCTACTAAATCTTTAGCCTCTGCAACAGCAATTTGTTCATCTACTAGAGTCGTGTCTAAGTAAGTTAAAACATCGAACTTCGCAGGCTCGTCTACATTTGCACGAATAACCGTTTTTAGTTCATTACCACGAACACCTTTGTATTTTGCTGTGCCATAAGTATTTTGAGCAGCAACTGCACCTTCATTAATTTTGTAAATATAAGCTGTGTGAGCATTTTTAAACACATCACGAATGCCTTTTAACTTTTCGTGAGCATAGTCATAACCAAAGATTTTTAATGAATTTTTTTGTAAATCTTCAGCAGTTACCGTAAATACTTCACCATCTGGACCCCAATCTAGTTCCGTCGGTAAAGCGACGTATCCACGGTCTGATAGATTCACGAATGCACGTGCTGCAGAAATAAAATTGTGATAAGTACCGGGAAGAACCTTGTTTTGAGTTATGAAAAACCCTCCACCAAGCGCCATTATTTCTTGCCTCCTTCATAAAATTCTTTTAATTTTGCATCCACTTCTTTGAGTGAGTATTTCTCCGAATCTTTCAAAATAGCATTAAGAGCATCGCGTATATGGGTGTGTTTATTGCTCTTAATAATCTGTTCCTTAGAAAATTTAAGTTCCTTGACTTCCTTTTTCTTGGAAGTCGTATTTTTAGTCTTTTTTTCAGACACTTACTATCACCCTTTCAAATTAGAGTGCTGTTCTAATGATTCCATAAACTCTTTCGCCTCGACTTCTTGTAAGTAAAAATTGAAGTTTATAAAGTTATGAGCGTTTCCATCTACAATTTCGGTATTCCCGTTAGCGCCAAGCATTACAGCGCCATTTAACAACGTTATTTCTTTTAACGCTTGTTGTACCTTCAACGCCGCATTCGAAGCCTCTGTGCGCCCGTTTCTCGGGAAATACTGAATGTTAAATAGTGTATTTACACGCCATCGTCCACCGATTTGTCGGATATTCTCTAAGTTCAGAAAGAGAATTAAAAAAGCGGGCGTTTTAAAACCCTGCGGTATGTCGTCGTCGTATATCGTATATCCTTCTCCAAACACTTGATCCAATTTAACGGAGATTGCAGTGATAATGTCCTTAATTTCCATTGAACGCATCTCCTAAGAGTTTGATTAATTTCTTTTCAATAATTTTTGGTGCATCTTTTTGTAATTCATCTGCAGATATCGTCATCATGAAACGTCCTGGAACCCAACCTTTATGATTTCTAGTTCTATGGCCAAACTCAACATACATTGCGTACTCAACTGGGTTAAAAACCTCTATTTCATACGTATTACCTTTTTTAGTAATACTCCCTACAGTCCAACCCCGTCTTAATGTACCACCAACGCGCCCATCTTCATATTGACCGACAGGTGTACGTTTAATGGCTTTCGCCAGTAATCTCGCAGCGATTTCCTTTGCCATAGCCTCGCAAAACTTTTCTAACTCTATCTTTTCAAGTTTTTGCATACGCTCCTGCAATTGTTTTAATTGTCGATAATCAACTTTTCCCCATCTAACCATTATGCGTACTCCTCAAATAATTCGAGTGTTATATGTTGATGGTCCATGTGTACCTCTGGTTCGCCACTTCTTGTAAATTCTTTTGTCACTCCGTCTTGTGTAACAATAATTTTGCTTCCAGCAGGTATTTCTAATTCGGGCGCTAGAGATAGCTTGATAGTTTGAGAAATTATAGCAGGACCTCCATCGCTTGAAGCTGTTGTTTGTTTTACATAAGACAATTTACAAGGTTCGTTTTCGAATTTCGTTACTTCTTGATGTTTCGTGATTTTTGTTATTGGATCTTTATACTCTTCCCACACTTTCACCGTGCAAGTGCCACGATACAAACTTTGAATCGCTTTTCTACGTGGGCTTACCATGAAAGTCTCCTAAACTTGCGATAATCGACTTCGTTGTGTTGTAAATATTCAATCATAGCGTTGAATTTGGACTCAGGAGTACCATCAAGTTCGACAGCAAAAATTACGTTTGTATCGCCATCTTGCACTTGTTTAGCAAATGGGGAAAAGTCGATTGTTTCGATGTCAAGTTGACCCATACTCTTTTTTAAAAATAGAAATTCGCCAATGACCATATCAATCGCGATTTCGTTTAATTCGATTGGTATATCTTGTCGATTTGTTTGTGTTTTAATGTGATTTCTCACTCTATCAATAGAAAAGTTAAGCAACGAATCATCGTTATCTGTAATCGGTACTTTCAGTGAGTTTAATCGCTCTTTTACTTTGTTCAACACGCGAATCACTCACCTTCTTTTGTTTTTGATTTAGAAGTTCTTTTTTGCGGTTCTTTCTTCTTTTCTTGAGCATCCTTAATTTTTGCTTTTTCAGCCTTTTCTCTTTCTAATCGTTCTTTTTCGAGCAAATAAAACGTTGTTGCTCCCATGTAATCCCCCCTTTACATAAAGTAAAAAGGCTAGGGAATAATCCCTAACCTTATCCGTTCGTGACGATTTTTACGACACGAACTTTCTTCGGATCATAAACACGGTCGTAGTTTGCTGCATTTCCGATTTCTGCAAGCGTTGGCATTTCGCCCGCCACTGCTTGTTCAGTCCAACGGAAACCACGAACATGCATAATGAATTTTTGGCGGTTAATTAAAATGTCTTCACCTTTTAATGTGTTACGGTCTGTTTCAGTAGGAACTTTAGGACTTCCCGCAACATAACCAACAGCTCCAGAAGCGAATAAGTAAGACGTGTATTTTTTACCGCTAGTAGTACCATCAACAACAGGTAAGCTATCGTCTACAATTAAGGTTTTACCTTGGTAAGTACCGAAACCAATGTCAATTGTGCTTTCTGGCAGATATTCGACTAATTGCGCTTTTTGTAGGTTAGCATGTACACGAGAATGAACAGCAATTGCAGTGAATTTTTCTTTTGCATCCCCAAGTAATTGAGCTGCATCAATGAATACTTCTCCACTAGCTGTTCCACCAGTTCCATCTTCTTTTGAAACATCAAGAATTAAATCTCCGCCATCATTAGCAGCATTGTCACCAAATACCCCGTCTAGCATTTTCAATAAAATCCGTTGTTGTTGACGTGTCCAATAAGCTGCTACACGACTAGCAATAGCTCTCATTGGATCGGAACCAGCTAATTCTGCTGCCAAGTCTTCTGAACTCCACGCTTTACCAAATTCGAATATACGTGCCACGTCTTTTCCTGCTGTGATTTTTTCAGGAGTTAACGCAAAGTCAGATTGAATCGCTTCTGGATCTCCTTCTAAATCGTTCCAGAAAGGCATATTTACCATAGTACCGCCATTAGGAACAGTTACATTTGGTACAGGCCCCATAATTCCAGAACGAATTAAAGCGTTTTGTTCTTCAATTGTATTTATTACATAAGGGTTAAAAACTTCAGGAATAATAATATCTGAAACTCTTGTTACTGCCATTTAACAACATCTCCTTTATATTTTTTATAGTCCGTAAAGGGCTGGATTACCTCCAGCTTGAATGATTAATTGTTTTGCTTGATCTGGATTTTCTCGAATAAGTCTTCCTTGTTCAGTTAAATTAAATTGTTCTTTGCTGAATGGATTTGGTTTGTTATTCCCTGTTGGATTTTGCGCTCCAGGAGGCGTTTTTCCTTTCAACCCATCAGGAACAAATAAATAGTCATCTGTTTCTTTCAGTGCTTTAAGTTGTTCCTCTAAACCGACTAGCTTTCCATCTACGAACTTAATAGCTTCAGTATCAAGCAAAGCTCGTACAGCTTTCGGATTCTTCGCCTTCGCGTCTCTTAGCGCGCTTTCGAGAGCAAAGTCGAATTGTTGTTTTTGAATTTTAGTTTCATATTCTTCTTGAATTTGCTGATTTTTAGCTTGCAATTCTTCAATTTGTGCTTTTAATTCATCGTTGCCAGTAGCTTTTGCTTTTAAATCTTCAAGTTGAGTGTCTCGGTCTTTAAGTTGTTGTTTTAAATCCTTAACCGTTGTATTTAGATCGTCAAACTTTTGTTTAGGAATCCAATTCCCGTTTGATACAATGTCAATCTTGTTGTCCCCAATCTTTTCCATAACTTGTGTATATAGTTCTTCACCTAATAACTCTTTTAAATCCATGTTTTTTCCTCTCCTTTTAATGTTTTTTAACGAGTTACACCTCTCGCTAAAGGAATCCGTTTGATTAACCCTCAAACCTTTAAAAAGGGCAAAATAAATAAGCAGTTTAACGACATGCTCAGGTCAAGATTAAACTACAAATCTCTTTTTCCACTCTGAATATTTAATATTGCTTGGAATGTAAATCACCTTACCATCACGATTACGCGCAAACCTTTCGCCAAAGTTATCATCGAAATATGGAGCAGTCGTCGTTCTACATCTCGGATGGAAAGGACTCGCTGTTACTCCAGGCTCATATTCACTAATTTTGAACACTTTTCCGTCCATAGATTGACAGATTTCCGATGTTCTACTGTCTAATGTTGCTACGATTTCATAGCGTTCTACATCCAATTCTTTAAACGCTTCTTTCTGTGCCGAAGCACTAAAAAACGCTTGCTCGGTTTGAACTAATCGAGCAGCGTTTGCGCGAGATGTATTCATTTTCTTCTGAATCACACTGATTATTCTGTCTGGACCTTCTCCACGAGCAAAGGTTTGTGTTAGTTCAGTGTGTAATGTGTTGATAAGTAAGTTTCTGTCACGCCAAATTCGAGCGCTAAACGTTAGGTTATCGGCTGTCCATGGTTTACTAATGACTTTTGTTAATACTCGTTCGTCGAGAGCTTGTAAAGTAAACCCAACGTTAAAGGCTTTTTGCACTTCAAATATCGTGTGATAGTATTGCTCCTGATATATCTCTTTCATCAGTCGCTCAAAGCCTTCAATTTGACCACCATACAGTTTTTCGATGTGTTGTTGAAGTTGAATACGTAAGCTTTCTAATCTACTTATATGGACTCTTGCTGATGCATTTTCAAGTTGCTTCATCCATTGTTGATTGATAGCGTTCTTTTGACCATATTTAATGTATTCCTCAACAGTCCAACGAAACTCTCTTAATTCATCAGATTTTAACAGTCTTTTTGCTTCTTCGAGTGTGATTTCATTGTTTTTAGCGAATCGGTTGTACCATTTGAGAATATCTGCTTCAATAGCTCGCATTGTTTGAATATACGCTTTTTCTAAGTCCCTGTAATACGATTCAGCTTTTCGAGTTTGTGCATCTTCCAGTAATTCAAAGCGTTTACGCCAATACTCCCTACTCTTGGTCATCTACTCCACCGCCATTCAGCTGGTTGAATGTAGTGTTGTAGTTATCAAACAATTCCATTTCCTTTTGTCGTTCTTCTTCAATTCGGGCCATTTCTTGGGCCACATCTTTAACCCAAGGATGATTTTCAAGGATCGTTGTTTGAGAAATGATACCTTGCGATTTTTGAGCCATGTCAATAATTTCAGACTCATTTGTAAGTAACATTTTGTTGAATGTGAATGTAATATCTCGATAATCAAGATTGCCAAGTTTCGCATGTCTCACATATTCCCCGACGAACCACATAAACTCACGTAAAGCTAATGTGAATTTACGTTCGAGAATACTAGCTTTCATGTCTAGTAAAGAATAAAGGTTCGTTAACGCTACACCAGATGGAGCATTACCAATAATATCCGGGGAAGGATTAACACCTTGACCAAATGCATAAATGTTTTCTTTTAGGATGTCAATTTGTGTTTTGTATGAATCCACTGGTACTTCTGCCCGAATCGTTTTAATGTTCCCATCTTCATCTAACTTGACTGCTTTATACCGTTTTAAATTGGTTACAAACTCCCCTAAATCTTCACCATCGTATCCAATTAAAGCCCAAATTAATGATTGCATATCTGATAATGTGTTCTGTGCATCAGAAACTAATAGATCATAAGCATCGATGATAGATTTGTAAAAATGTAAATCGCTTAATTCTTCTTCGTTGTTGGCAAATTTGATGAATGGTACGCGTCCCCATGACTTCCATTCCGCACCTTCTACGTCTGTGAAATGCGGTGCTGGATTCACTTCAACAGTTGCATCTAAATAAATCTGTCCGTTAATCATTTCGTAGTAGGTCACATCATCAGAAGTCCATAACTCTAATTTTGTTACATTATCATCAAGTTGATAGAATCGAATAGCAGCAACCAGCTTTTTACGTTTCGAATAGTCGTAAATCGGAATTAATTGCTCCGCCGGAATTATCATGTAATCAAATTCGCCTTCTTCATTCACGAAAGGATGCAGCCATTCTAGACCTTTGTTGCTTGCACCCTTGATTAATTCAGGTATTGTATCTTCCCACCGTTCGCCAATGAGTTCTTGCAGTAAATCTAGGTGTTCTTGGTTATCACTTCGACTACCAAAGACCATTGGTTCACCGACTAAGTAAGCTGTCTTTTGGTCTACCAAGATTTTATGAAATCCCGAAACCACTTTTTCGTTAGTAGCTTCCGTATCAATCACTTTTACGCCATCTTCGTAAGTGTATATTTTTCTGTTTAAGATGTCTGATTCGCCTTTATAGTATCGAACGCCTTCGTGCATGTGTGATGGGTCGAACGAATCGCAGAGCTCTTTAATAATCTCGGATGGTGTCGGTGCATTTTGTTCTATATATCGAATTAATTCGTCGGTATGTGTTTTTTCAAACATCTTTAACCTCCTTTAACGCAAAACTTGCATGCGTTTCTTAGAACGCATATCCTCGCTCATTGCATAACGTGTTGCGTCGATACTGTGGTTATCTTTATCTTCTAAACGCGGTTTAGGATTGCCATCTTTATCCGTTTGATAATCGATATTTTCAAACTCTCTAGCTGTGTTTGGTGTACGTAATGGATCAATGCAAATAAAATCTAAATCATCTAACCATTGTTCACCGTATTCAACACTGTCAGGACCTTTTTTAACACCTTTGATTCGTTTGATTCCATGCTCATGCTTTAGTTCATCGATTGATTTGGGTTCTGCTGAATCAGCGAATATTTCATCTGATTGATACCCTTTATCGTGTAGTTTCTTAGCAAACTCTCTATTACTCATTTTCACACCGTATATTTCGTCAAAGATATAGATGCCATTCCTCTTTTTGTCGTAGTGAATACGAACATAAGCTAATGGATCCGTTGCATAACCAAAGTCAACACCATTTCGTATGTTGTCAAAGTTCTTCACCATTTCATCAGTTATGCATCCTTTTTCGATGTGCAAGTTATCAAATGGTACGACACCAGAACCGATTGCCTCGCCTAAGTACTCCCATCTGTAACGTAATTCATTTCGTTCTTTAGCTGCATTTGCTTCTTCAATAAACTGTTTTGAAATGAATGGGTTATCTAAGTAAGTTGAGTGATGAACAAATGTATTTTCAGGAACAAATGCCGATTCGTATTTTTTATTAACCCATGATTGTTTTCGCTTTGGAGGGTTGTATGAATAGAAGAACTTATAAAAAAGACCATTACTCAACTCTCCACGCAATAAAGAGTTTGTAATGGTTGTAACTTCATCTTCTGTTTTGAACTCAGCTAATTCCTCAATCCAAGCAATGGCAAATGGAAAATTAGCGCTTTTTAATGATTTAATACGCTCTGGCTCTAACGCTCCACGGAATACCATATAATTCCCTCTAGGAATGTATGTGATTCGCATTGGAGATTTATTAATCTTGAATAAATGTGCCACACCTTGTTCGTTTATGGCCCATTTCATTTGTTCAAAGATTGATAGTTCGATAGTATTGTCAACTTTTCTTATACCCACCGCATTAACTGGGTAACGCATGAGTAGTTGTACAATTATATGAGCAATACCTGAGGATTTACCAGAACCACGTCCACCTTTGCATACCACGTTTAATATATTTGGGTTAATAGCAGCTTTCCACACCGAATGAAATGCTTTTGGCAATAATTCTGATAGTCTTATGACAGTCATTCGCCATCACCGCTTATATCATCCACGAATGTTACAGCACCTTGCACATTAACGTCTTGTTTATCAGTCCACATAGCGTAACGTTTACCAAGTAATTCAGCCGCTTTAATTCGTTCGCTCATAGTTGGCGGCATTTCTGTATTAATTTCTTCTTCGCCCCCACCAACTCCGACTAATGTTGCAGCTCTTGCTTCGCCACGCAAAACAGATGTCAATGTTTCCAGTATTTCCTGCTGATCTGCTATACGTTGTGACTTTAATTCTTCCATTCGAGCATCGATATAAGCTTTAATGTCATGTTTTGACAAGTTTTGTTCACCTATCTGTCTTGCTGAACGTTTACTATATCCTGCTTTAATCGCTGCTTGTGTAGCATTACCTAATTCGATGTAATAGTCAGCAAATGCTTGTTGTTTCGGCGTTAATTTCCTTACATTCAATGGCATCACCCCATTACGCTAATCGCTTTCCATTAGTCTAGTAACGCTCTAACTCTACCGCCACAAGCAACACATGTCTTTTTGTATGTCGTGGTCGTTCTTGTTGGTTGTTGGTAGTTGTTGGTTGTCGTTGTTCGTTTTTCAATGTCGCCAGGTCTTCCGCATTTTTCGCATTTGATTGTGTATTGCATAACTCTCACCTCGCAAAAAGAAAAGACGCGATAAACAACAGCATTAGTTAAACTAACGCGATTGCTTATGGCGTCTCACAAATCCTCATTGATCGCATTATAAAGTTTTGTCGAATTTTGTTATTCGCATATTTTTATTGTGGTAAAAATAGTAGCAAAACGAAACTTGTGTTTTATTGATTTATTACGGAAATGATTCGCCGAAGCGGTTTTCCACGCCGCCCCGGACCTACCTCATATTTTACAGTTGGAAAATTATAGCTGTCACCTTTGGTAAAAGTGTTAAATTTGGTAAGTTTGTTAATCTATCTTCGTAATACGAGCTATTTTTCGTTCACAATTTTCATCACTTTTTCCGCACCTTTTTCATTCGTTTCATAAATCGCCACCTTTACATCGTTTTCCTTACAATGTTTAGCAAGAAAATTCGAAATGGCTTCTTTAAAATCGTTATCATTCGTTTGAAGCACAAACACATTTTTCATTATTTTTCCTCCCTCTCATTTTTTTCAAATTAACATAATCATTGGAGTGTTCATTTATTAATAATTGAATATTTTCCATTTACAACGTCATTTACTGTTAAATAAAACATTGCTTTTTTCTCTCTCAATAGCCAACGCAAATCGTTTAAAGTAGTTAATTTGTCAATTTCTACGGACAAACCGTTCCAATGAAATTTCACTCTTTTTCCTTCTGATAAAGCCTTTTCAGCTTCATTACGAGTTATGAAATTAGACAATAATTTTCCTCCTTTGTTTCTCATATTGGTTCATTTGTCACTTAATCTTCGAAGTGTACATTTATTAACTATTCGTCTCCGCATCTAATAGTTTTTAAAGGATATGGACATTTATCGCAATAAGAATCTATGCAATCTTCGAATTGGCAGTATTGTTTAATTACATTTACCGCTGCTCTAAAATCCTCTGGCATGTGAGCGTAATAATCGTTTTCAAAATCTTTTTTTGTGTCTATAACTTCGTATTCTTCGTCAACAAGCCAAATAGGAGTATCTCCGTTCGTATCGATATAAACATCACCATTATCACAAGCAATCGCAACTTCAAAAATGTCGCCAACTTTTATTCGTTTATCTTTAGGTTCTTGAACAGCTACAACACGAATTAGGTCTCCTTTTCGTGCTCTCATAAATAAACCTCCTTAATACAACGCAATGTGGTTCAACTCAACATACTCTCCAAAATGTTCTCTTTTATGTTCTTAATCGTCACATGACTTAATGCCATGTGCTGCCCAATCCAACGCATTGATTTGCCTTCCAGGAGCCAATATAATACCTCCGCTTCTCTTGGCTCTGTTACTTTATCAACTCGTTTTTGCACTTCTTGAATTTTACAAATATATTCATTGATTCGTTTTAAATGTTTGTTTCTCCTTACGACCTCTGTGAACACTACATCGCTTGTCTGCCCACTTGCTTTTGGTAACGTAGCTTCAATGCCATATTGAGCGATTTTTGCGCCATTATATCTATATTCCATTTGTAATTGCTCAACAGTATTAATCATCCATCTATAATCTTTAATCCACTGATCTAACTTTTCTTTCGTAATCTGCCCTTTGCCCATCTGTTCGCCCTCCTATGCTATAATTAAAGTGTCATTTGCTAGGAGGGTAAGCTGTGGCTGTGGGTTGAAGGCGGCCACAGCTTTTTTCGTTATCAACTTAACCGTTTAAACGAATCTGCGTATGCGATAAAGTAGTTAAAGTCTGGGTTAGACTTTTTCAACCGTTCTAATCGCTTTCTCGCCCATACTTCGGATGTATAGAATTTATTGTCAATTAACTGCGGTATACCGTTTCGCTCCGCAACAATGAACATAAGCGCAGGAAACATTAATCGATGCCCCCTTTTTTATTTCGCATTTTCTTCGAAGTGTGCAATAATTTAAATAGCCAATACGTTTGTTTTTGATGGTGCATTTATCGCAAAACGGTAATAATCGTCAGACAAAATTTCAAATAGCGTTTCTTTGAAATTCCACCCATGTAGCACATTATTTTCACTTTGCAATTCGTCTAACATATTGTAGATTTTATGAACAAATATTTTACTGACTTCTAATTCTTCAAAGAAGAAATCCTCTGTTGATAAGCGAAATACTATTTCATCGCCCCAATGTGTTAACATTTTAATTCTGTCAATTACATAGGTCTTATCAAAAATTTTGATAGTTTGTGGCTTATCAATAATGAAATCAACATTAACATCGCTAGTCCATTCGTCAGTTATATCTTGACCGCGACTCAGCCTGTGGACGATAACATCAGTGATTTCTATTTGTTTCATTTCTTTTTTATCCATAATTTTCCCCTTTCCTTTACTACGCATTTTGATTCAAGTGCGACATTAAATTTCCGTCACTTCTAATTCCCATTCTTCAATAACTTGCTTCATTAACTGATTAGTGAAAAGGAAATCTCCATTTTCTGCTATTAATAAAGAATCTCCGTCTACATCGTAAACTGGATATTTTTCACCCTTTAGAAAAATCCTACCTTCTGCTTTAAAATCGTCTTTCGGACTAACATAATAAAGCAACTTACAATTCATTATTATCTCTCCCTCTACTTCGCATTTTGATTCATTTGTTCACTAAGCACTTTCTTCTTTCTCGCTGATTGTGCTATCCAACACTTCTCCGATTTTCTGAAACTCATCCCAAATGGCGCAACCAGGGCACCATTTCAGACTGTTTCTTTCGTTGTAGTTTTCGCATTTTTTGCAATGTAAGTTGTACAGTAACTTTTGTCGATCTAGAGCTTTTAACCGAGCATTTGCATCTACAACTGCCATTCACATCACCTTTTTTGCTTTTTTACGGGCTTTTCTGGCTTTTTTCAACTCGTCATGGGTTATCCATCCGCCGTCAATTTTTGAATACGTTATGACCTTTAATTCGTAAGGATAACGGTACTCAAAAAGTTTTCTTCTCAGTTCAAATTGCTGTGTGACCATTCCTTTTACATCAATCACTTCTATGCGGCCATCTGCATACTCAACTTTAAAATCTGCATTGTAAGTGATGGCTCGATATGTTTTTCCGTTCTTTTTGAAACTTTCCAGTAGCTCAAATTTTGGTTGCAACTCGAAATCTTTTACGATACCTTGCTTTTTTAATAGTTTCAAATGCTTGTAATACCGTGCTTCAAGTGCAGAATCAAATGTGATGCCGTCAACTTCCACTTTCTTGTTGCCGTATTTTGTTTTTGCCATGTCGCCCTCCTTAGCACTCGCTTATCAAGAGTGCTGATAAAAGGTTGTTAAAACCTCTTCATCAGCAAACCTTCATTTAACTAATTTGCTTTTCTTCGATATAAGGAACGCCATTCCTAAACTTATATCCCATCCGTTCCAACTTTCCTCTTACTCCAGCTTCGCTACGTTTTAAATGACGAGCCATTTCCTGAAAACTGATACCCTTTTCTACACTTTCGAGAATGTAGTCAATTTCTTGTTGCGTGTACGGTCGATGATTATCTAAATAAACCGGCCGATATTTAATCCCCAAATCCAGTAATCTACGTTTAACCGCTCCATGCGTTCGTTGTAATTGATCGCAAATCTCTGGATACGTGTATCCCTTTTTAACCATGTGTTTTAGCAAATTATCTTCTCGGCTGCTCCACGGTGTATTATGCGGTTTTGGCACGTACATCTTTTTGCGATAGTCTGCTCTACGTTTTTCTTCCACCCAATCTGGTTCGGGACCTAAATCCCCCTTCACAAATCGGCTAAAATCAATCATTTGTTTATTTCTTTCTGCCCATTTCCACCAGTCTGAGTATTTAATAACTCTGACTTTTTTTACTTTAGTAAAACGTTTATACATAACAGGGAGACCATATTTTTCTTCCCAGTTTAGTAGTATGTTATACTCTACTTTAATCGTCTTTGATAACTCGCTTACAGTTATGCCATCAAACGATTTAATCGGATCACCAAGTCCTAACTTATACGCTTTTACTTTTACGCTGTTTTCTGTACGATTTAACTTTTTGCATATCCCGGGTAGTGATACAGTGCCCCAACTGTCTTCTAAATAATCGATTTCCTCTTGAGTCCAATGTCTTTTCTTCATGCAATCACCTTTTTCAATAATTCGTCAATTGCCGTCTATGGTTTTCTTCGTTCTTTTTCAAGTATGCTTGTTCAATTTGTTCATCAGTAAAACCTAATTCATATCCCAAATTTAAGAAAATAGTTAGTAGATTGATATAATCACGCTTTTCGCAATGCTTCAATTCGCAAGAATAACTGTTTAAAACGATAAATGTATCAACGATATTTCCGTAATCATCTGGAACTTTTGCGTTTGTTAAAACTTCTTCGATTTCATCATCTGTCAAGTAGGTGATGTCATTTCCAATGCTAAGAATGAAGTGCAAGCAATCGACATATTCTTCGAGTAATGGTCTTTTTACAACTTGCAAACCTGTTCCGCCACAATACCAACATGATTCAAATTGGAATCCTAACGTTTTTCTACCTTCGCAATATTTACAAATTTCATAAACAGCTCTTCTCGGCTTTTGGTCCTTACTCCAAAACTTAAACCCTCTCCATTCATTTGCGAGCTCCCCTAACTCGACTTGTAAAGCTAATATCTTTTTAGTAAGACGATCTTCGCCTTCTTTCACCGGATGTTCTTTCGTAATGTGATAGTCCAATTCCGCCTGTATTTCAAACAACTTTTGTAAATCCATTTCGATTCTCCTTTGCTAACCAGCGTTTTTCGACTAGAATTTGATATGGTTTTGAATCAGCTTCGAAATATTTCATTTCACTTGCCTCTACATAGCCATATTGCTTGTGACGTTCGATCTCCTTTTCTAATTCTCGTTTTGTTCGACCTTTAAGAATTTTTCGTTTATGATAGATGCTTAACGTCTCCATTTACATCACCTCGCTAGAAAGGTAAATTATCATCGATATCATCCGGAAGCGAACTGTATCCACTAAACGGGTCATTATTCGGCTGATTTTGAGCCGTAGACGCGTTTTGATTGCTAGATTGATAATTTGTATTACCTTGATAGTTTTGAGCCGAATTTGGGCTATTCTGTACATTTTCCGAACGATAATCTAAGAACTCTATACTATTTGCTACTACTTCTGTTGTATAAATTCTTTGCCCCTGTTGATTTTCATAGCTACCTGTTTGAATTCGACCCGTGATTGCTATGCGATTGCCTTTCTTTTGATAGTCCACTAGATTCTGCGCTAATTTATCGAATGCGATACAACTAATAAAATCCGCTTCATCCTTTTTCATTCGGTTAACTGCTAAAGTGAATCTACAAACTGACAATCCGTTTGGTGTCATACGTAGTTCTGGATCCTTCGTCAGCCTACCAATTAATTGAACTTGATTCATCTTCTCTTCCGCTCCTTCATGTACTGCCACTCGGCACCGATTAATATTGCAAATCCCCATCCGAGTATAAGCAGCACTAAGATGTTTAATAGGTCACTCATTCTTTTTTCGCCACCAATTCTGGGTTTTCAAAAACGTTCCCTATCACTATCATTCCTTCTGTATATCTCGGTAAAAACTTTTCAGTCATGTAATAACCTGCATATGCACCATGGAAATGTAATCTGTTCATTTGGAAACCAACGTGATTATCTGCATTGTTGTTATCGTGATAAAAAACTTCGAATGCAACAAAATTCTTTTCTTCCCATTCATTCTTAGGTGGATGTCTTAAAATATCCCCTTCATAAATCGGCTTATGATGTTTATCGTATAAGCCTGTAAATTGCATTAATTCAACTTCATCAAAAGTTCTCCATGCAAGGTCTGTGTTTATCATTCTCTTTTCAAAATCTATATTGTAGACTGGAATTATTTCTTTCAGATTCTTTTCCCACGCTCGAAACTTAAACCGTGAATTTACCATATTTTACCCCTCCCCAATACTTTCTTTGCAGTTTCCATCCGTTCCCAGCGATTCATTTCGATTCCCCCCAACAACTCTGGATTCTCATAAACATTGCCAATGACTTCAAATTCGTCAAACACTGAAGGAGTCATTTCACTGAAAGAATAAAATTCTCCATCCTCCATCCAACCAAAAGCACCATTTTTAAATAAAACTTCGTATTTTAAACCAAAATAAGATACAATATCCCCCTCATAAATTTCCTTTCCGTTTTTGTCTTTTAAGCCTGTGAATTGCATTAATGGTTCAAATTCTTCAATTAACATTTGGTCATTGTAGTCGTCTGATTCATGTTCAAACTCTGGAAAACGAACAGTAATAAATCTTGTAAAATCAATAGAAACAACTCTACACATTTTTCTTTCAGCTTTATTAAATGCACGAAACTTAATTTCTCTCACGCAATCTCACCTCTCGAAAATCTTTGTAATACGAAACCGTCTTGTAGCATAGCTTGTACTAACGCTTTGTGATTGGGTACGATGATCGTGACCTCGATTCCGTTCTCGTACCCTATAAACTCTGCATATTCCTTGTAATTTAATTTTCTTAACTCCTGCTGAAGTTTCTCTCGGTCCTTGTTGTTATTTACAACTCTAATTCCGTTTTTGTTCATTTGCATATCAAGCACCTGCCTTAACCCTTGCTGTTGCAAGTGCGTATTTGAGTTCACGATCACTAAGTTCCTGTACTGGTTTGCCCTCTACTTCACGGATGCCCAAAAGTCTGAGTTGCTCGATGTAGAAAGCTCGTTTGAATTTGCTTATCATACATCTCACTCCTTTGGTTTATTAAGCTGGAATTGCCACCTTGTTGAAGTAATGCACGTTGTGAGGAACTTGGTAATATAAGTCTCCTGGTGCGTTGTAACGTGCTAATGCGCTTTGCAACTCCGCTTCACTGTAACAAATTGTTTTCGATCTATTTTTTTCGAATTGCCATACGATGATTGCGTATGGCTGTGTGTTAAAGCCGATGTATGTTGGTTTCATATCATTTTTCCCTCCAATGCTTGACGTGCTTTTATACCTCTTTCGTTTACGACCGGCGGTTCGGCATAAAAAATATCTTCTGGTAATTCTAATTTTGATATATCTACAAAGTAATTATTTTCATCAGCATAAAATTCAAGTGCTTCACGATACTTCTCCGCTTTTTCGGCTTGTTCAATGAGCCAATCAAACACTTTCGATCTTTTTTGATACAATTCATCTTCTGCGTGATCGTTTGCTAGTACTTTGATATGTTCTTGCCATTTTAGCGCTTCCTGCATTAGTTCCTTATCACTCATTCTCATTCACCCCCAACGCCTCACTCGCGATTTTATGAATCTTGTCATATGTTGGGTTGAAGTCGCCTAGCCCGCGAGTAATAGCTTCGATTTCTTTGAGCGCCTTTTCAAATTTACTTTCGAATTCATGTTCGGAAACTGTTGCTTCCGAATGATCGCCTTTCGCTGCCCATTCTCTGTTTAATCGAGCTGCGTAGTCATATGCTTCAAATTCATTTTCAATAACTTTCCGTGATTTTGTTGTACCCTCGCCACTATCAAATACAGTTACGACATACACTTTTGCCATTTCATTCACCCTCCCACAACATTTCGTAATCGATAATTGTTATGCATATCTTTTGGTACCGTCACCGTATAATCCTCAGCCATTTCAAAAATCCGGGATGCTGTTGCTTCGTCCACATATAGCAAATCGCTTAATGATAGTTCGCTAGAAACAAGCAACGGTTTATTGTTCAAATAGCGATAATTGACCACTTCGAAGATGATTTCTGCTTGCCATCGCTTCACGTCAACTTTCCCGCCAATTGGTTTGAATAAATCATCGATAAACAACACATCAATATCTTTCATCCGATGCATTATTTCTGATTTACGTTCAAAATTGTTCTCTGATATTTCGTTCATCCCGTCTTTGTATGGAAAATACATAACAGGTACGACGCGCTTTTGAATTAAGTTGTTTGATACAGCCATTAACAAATGCGTTTTTCCACTTCCAGGCTGGCCGATTAATAAAACACTATTTTTTCTAGTACTTCTAATTTGGTTAAAAGATTCATAGTATTTCATACATACAGCTTTCATATTCTGGACGACTTGCGGTCTATTTTCAGTAATAAAATTGCTGAATCCCATTTTCTGAAACTCTTCTGTAATTTCGCTAGATTTCATTAAGCGATTGATTTTTTTAATCTTGGAGCATTCACACTCAACCCATTGATCCGTATCATGTTTTAGCTCCACTTCTTCACCTTTGTAATTAAGAATAATTTCCCCTGCTTTTCTACGAACGATGTACCCTCCTTCATCTTTGCACTTTGGACATTCATATTGAGCTGAAGTTTCGGAGTTTTGTGTCAATGTCTGTTGGGATTTCAGTCGCATTTTTTTCATGATTTCTTGAAATTTGTCCGTTTGCATGGCTTCGTTGAGACTTTGCATTTTCTTCTCTCGCCTCCTTGGCTTTTAACTGTTCGTAAGAAGTGATTAATTCAGCCTTCCAATTCTTTAAAATCCCTTCAGCGTATTTCATTTTATTTTTTGCGTTTACGTGAATCGCGATTTTGAAGGCTTCTTGAATGAGATTCGCATCTTTGTAAGTGTCATAGATATCTCCAAGTTCTTGCGATATGACAGGAAGTAACGGTCCTATATTTTGCTCGTAGAAGGTTGCTAATTTCCCGAAATCAGACGACTGACTAACCGACTGACCGACTTCTTGTTCTTGTTCTTTTTCTTCTTCTTTTTCTTCTTCTTTTTCTTCTTCTTTTTCTTCTTCTTTTTCTTCTTCTTTTTCTTCTTCTTTTTCTTCTTCTTCCCCCAAGTCTATCGATAGGGTATCGATACGGTATCCATACTCTTTCGATTTAATAATGTATTGCTTAACAAACGGTTTATATTTCACTTCTTGAAGCTCTTTTTCAATGCACTTTCTCACTTTTGGTGAATTAATGAAGTTATATTTCGCCCAATTAATGATGAAAATTTCTTTAGTATCTTCGTTGTATTCGATTTTTCCATATTCTTCGAAGCGCTTGAGTAGTTTTATTACGGTATCTCTGTTATAGCCTGTTTGCATTTCGATTGTTCTGTATGGAAGTTCGTAGATGCCACATTGAGTAGTTTTGTTATTTGTCATCAAATACAAGTAGAAATATTTTTCTTCTGGAGTTAGATCAATAACAAACCCATCATCCCAAAACGTTGTATGCACCTGTCTGTATTTCGCCATTTGCCCCGCCCTCCTGTTTTGATTGCAAGGGGATTTCTCCCCTCGCTTTATACTAAAGTTTGTTGTTCAGTTACCTGTTCCTTTGGTTCTTCTTGTACTTGCTCCACTTCTTCAACGACTTCGAACTCCGGTGCATCCAGGAATACCTCGTCCTCAGGAGTAATATCCTTGATACTTCTTGCAGTGCCCTCGTCGTGCGCTACTTGTTGTTGAATTTCTACACTGATAGGCAAGTACTTCCACATGTGACGAATCACTGTTTTCTTCGCCATTTCTTCATAGTCCGTTGCCCATGGGCTGTAAGAACTATTTGCGGCTTTTGAGCGTGCTTTTCGTTTTTCAATTTCGGCTTTTGGCATAAATTCGAACTGATAACCGCCGTCTTTGAAATGTGCTACGGCATAAGCTCCTACAAATTCCCCTCTGTCTGCGTCCATTGATGGTTTATGCACGAGTTTTGGCTCAAGACCTAATTCATATTCGAACTCGTCTTTTTCATAAACTGCATGAGCATAGATGTTTTGAATTTGACCGGAACGTCTTGCTAGATCAATCATCCCTTTGTAACCGATGATAAACTGAACTTCCGTGATGTCTTTTTTGTTATTTTTGAATGGTAGTAAGTAGCAGTGTCCAAGCAAGCCAGGCTCCAATCCAAGCTGCGCCGCTTGCATGACAGCACCTAAAAGACTGGCCATGTCCGCTTCTTTGAGTGCCGGAGTTGTCCTAATGGTTGTCATGGCTAATCGGAACAAACGGTCTGCATCCATATGTTTCGGAAGCGCCTGCTTCATAGCCGGCATCATTTGTTTCAAATAATCTTCAATCGTTTTCGGATTTTGTTGCGCCGGAGCTTGTTTCATTTGTTCTTTTAATGCTTTTGTTGTTGCCATAATTAAATAACCTCCTTGATTGTTAAACGTCTTGAAATTGATGACTTCAAGTATTTTTCGTAAATTTCCGGATGTTCTTCTTTCAGCCGCTTGCTGTCTATGCGGTTTTGAGTGACTGCTTTATAAGTGATTTTGAAACGGTTAGTAACGCCAACCGAAGCATCTTCCAAAGTCATTTTTAATTGGTTCTCATACGCTTTAAGCTGCTCTTCAATTTGTTTTTTCTCGGCTTTTAGTGATTCGATAGCTTCGATTAATTGTTCTGTTTCGGAATCGAGCATTACTGTTTCGCCGTTGTCGGTCGGATATAATTTATTGAGTAGTTCGGTTGCTGATGGGCTACCGTCTATAGCTGGTGGTACACCTGCAAGTACGTGATTTTCCCAAAATTCTTTTTCGCGTTGGATCATGATATCGATAAATTCGTCATCGCGTTCGACTTCTTTCCAAACAAACTTATTTCCGCCGATTAATACAGCAATATAGGCTTTCTCGTAGCCCAAGACGGCCATGTAATGCTGGACTTGACAAATATACTCAGCTGGAATTTCATCTCCATCCCATGCATTAGAGTTGAAAGCATTTGTTGTTTTGCATTCAAGTAGCGCTCTTTCACCAACCACATCGCGGTCAATATTCGCAATCATGAAGTCATGTTCTGGATGAACAAACATTTGATTTCGACGACGTACTTTCTTACCTGTACGACTTTCAAATTCTTTCGCCACAATGTCCTCTAGTAAGTTGCCCCAATAAATAAATTCGTTATCGATTTCTTCCGTAAATTCACCGGTTTTTTCTAAATATAGTTGGAATGGAGATTTCCATTTGTTGAATCCTAAAATCACTGATGCATCGCTGCCGCCGATTCCGCGTTTCCTTGCATGCAGCCATTCTTGGCGGTTCATTTCGAGCGTTGAAATTGCTGATACCATTTTCAGACCTCCTGTGTTATAATTTCAGTAACCAAAAATTTTTTTGAAACGTAGACCACTTGCACGGTGGTCTTTTTATATTTCTTCGAGAGAACCATCATCCATGAGATACTCCCACAAACAACTCGGACTGCAAAACAATTCGTCATCGAATGTTGCGGCGCCATCACCTGGATAGATAATCTCATGACACGTTTTACATTTTCCGATCGGGCTAGCTACATCTTCCGGATAAACTCCACCGAGGACCATTGGATTTTCAACATCGACTGGTCTCATACTGTCACCTCCTTTCTGGTGATAGAATCACCAATCTACCTACAACGTCTTGGCCACTGGGGCTACAGAGTAGCTGCCGCTCGTCCGAATGGAGTCTTGGCGAAGCTGGGCTCGGTTGTAGATAGATTGCTAATCCCATCCGGCAGCCCACAAGCAAAAAGGGGAATCAGTTATTAATGAGGATTTGGCTAACCAACCGCTTGTGAACTGCTGGATAGGAGCGAGTTAGACTCGCAACCCATCATCATTTGTGTTATAATTGAATTAGTGTATATTAGTCTGCCGTTAACCATTTTGGTTAGCGGTTTTTTAATGAGTGTGAATATATAAGAAAACCGTTGAGATAATTCCGAATAATAACGGTCCAAAGAACCAAATGAAATCTGGTATGGTACCTTGTCCTTCGAAAAAGTAATCATTGAGCCACTTCATCTGATCACCTTACCTGATAGCAACAACTTTTGAATTAATGTCAACTTACGCCATTTAAACTTCCGCACCGCTTGACCACCTCACAAATAACGCCTTGTTTTGCTAAACTATTTATCGTTATGTAGAATCTGCGTTGATTTTCGAGCTTCTGTACTCGCTCCAAAGAACGTGTTAAATCACGACTTCTTGATGTTGCTAAATCCAAATTCCCGTCTTTAACGTGAATGTCAATCATTATCAACAGATCATCGATACACGCTTTTTCTTTTGCTATCTCAAAATTGATAGATTTTAAATCCATAACAACACCCCTCCTATAAATGCTGGAATCATTTGTAATAAAGTCAAAGCGTTGTTTAGCACATCTGCGCCGAACATCATTACTGCTGCTTGTGCTTCGCAATTCGTTACTCTCACCCAGTTCATGAATGTTTGAATATCAACGATATGCTTACCACTTTCCAACTTCGAAACAGTTGATTGTGTCATATTAAGTTCGTAAGCAATCTCTTCCTGTGTCATTCGTGCCTTCTTTCTGAATTGCCGAAGTAACTTGTGATATTCCTGGGTTATTTGCATCATTCTCACCCCTTTCGAATATTCCAAAATGGAATATATTCATTTATGGAATAGCTACTAAAATTTAGAAAAGTTACTATATTAGTAGAGGTTCTGCCCGACCTCTAACTCGTTTTTTGCCCTCGTATCAGTCTGAGCCATTCAGCTTGACTGATGTAAATGCCTAATCGCTCGTTCATATATTCGATGTTCTTGTCTGCCCACTCGAACACTTTATCTCTTGGATAACGAGCTTGGACTGCTTTATCTCGTGGAAACCCATCCATGCGTATAATTTTTTCCACTTGTGGCAGTGAGCAGTTAAAGAATTTGGCTAGATCAGACTTTCTCATTCGTTCAGGATATTCGAATTTTGATTTCATATATTCACGGCCATCTTCAACGCCCTGGAGATAAGCTTTCTCGATAACTGCTGTGAGTCTTTTCTCGAAAAGTTCGTATTCTTGCGATTGAATATCCTCGAGCAATCGGCTTAGGTTCATTTGCTAGCCCTCCTTTCTAAAGGCTGTTTGCCCGACAGCCTTTTATATTACTTTTTTGTTTGATAAAAATTTGTTAATGAAATAGATTTGACCGCGCCCAGTTCACCTCCTATGCGGTTTTGTTTTTAGTTGGCTTCCTGGAATTCGCGTTCAATCATCGGTAAAATACCATTTCTTTTTAGCAAGTCATACAAAAAGAGTCGTCCTTTTTGTGTCCACTTTGTATTCATCTTTATATCAGGAGTTCCATCTTTGCGTGTGATTGGAACGGTGTCCGAATGTGTATATCCTTTATTTTGATATTTCGCATATAAAAGCCATTGACCACTTTGTTTGTATTGCACTTTTAACTCATGAAGCAATTCGTTCATTTTTGTTCCAGACATTCCGTAGTCTTTTGCAATTTGAGTGATGGTAACTAAACCTTTATTTTTCAGAATGGTGTCAACATAATCCGCTTTTGGTTTTAATTCATTCACTTGTTGTTCGAGCATTAAATTTTGAGTCGTCAACTTTTCTACTTTTCTTTGGAGAATTTCATATGCTCGTTTAACTATCATATCTGGATTATTCCAACGCTTTTCAATTTCAATAAAGTATTGACGAGCCTGTTTACCTTTTTCGTTTCTTTGAAGCATAGAAATTTCTTTTGCCATGTCCAACTTTAATGCGTGGTCTAAAATTTCTTGCTTGTTTTGGGGGTGTACTTTTTGGTACGGGGTATAATCGATACCTTCCGTAAACCCGTAACCTAACATCCTTTCAAACCATTTTGAGTAACGTTCGCTTGATTCTAAAAACTCATGTAACTCACGGCCGCTTACAAGAATTTCGCCGTTTTCGTTTACGGTTGTTTTGATTAATTCGTTCATTTCATACCTCCTATGCAGATTTAACACTCAACTTCTTAGAAACTAAGAATTTTTCTTGAAAAAAATATCCCGGATCTACATTCAGACCAGTACATATTTTTTCGTATTCCTCAAGACTAATTGGCGATTCACCGTTCATCAATCGGTAAAAACGTTTAGTATTTATACCTGACTTTTCTGCTACATAGTTAAATTTCATCCCGTTATCTTGAATATAGCTGCGGATTCTTTGATGTATTTCCATGTAAAAATCACTCCTTTCGATTTTTTCTTAATTTCTAAGAACTTCTATTTACATATTAATTCTTAATTATTAAGAAGTCAATATTTTTTTCTAATATTTTAAGAAATACATTCCCAAAACCTAAGAACATGCTATTTTATTCTTAATAATTCTTAATAGAAAATGGTGAGTGTGATGTCTACTTTAGGAGAACGGTTAAAATTAGCAAGAGAACGTACTGGGTTAAAACAAACACAAGTAAAAGAAAGAACGAATATTAATAACAAAACTTTGAGCGGTTATGAAAATAATGTAAGTGAGCCGGATGCCGCAACTTTGGCCATTCTTGCAGATCTATATGGTGTATCTTATAAGTGGCTTTTAACCGGTGAAGGTTCGATGATAAACGAATCGAATAAGTTAACAGATAAAGATTCAAAAGACATCGCCAAACGCTTACAAAAATTCCGAGAAGAAATTGAAAATTCGGATGGATTAGCATTTAATGGCGAACCATTATCCGAAGAAGCGAAAGAATCACTGATTGAATCGATGGAGTATATTTTTCGGCAGACGCAGAAGATCAATAAGAAATATGTTCCTAAGAAGTACAGGGAGGAGGATAATGAATAATACATGCTAGAAGAGGAAGATTCTTTAACTTTGGATGAATCTAAATATATTAAAGAACGTTTAGATGAGCAAATCAATTGGTATGATACCAAAAGTATTAAGAATCAGAAAATTTACAAACTTTTAAAAACCTTTCAAATTATTTCAGCAGCTCTAATACCTTTCTTAGCTTCATTAGTCGCTGATTTTAAATATTTTATTTATGTTGTTAGTTTCTTAGGAGTATTAGTTTCTATTTTAGAAGGTATTTTATCTTTGGGTAAATACCACGAAAACTGGATAGAATATAGATCGATTTGTGAAACTTTAAAACGCGAAAAGTATATGTTTCTTGGTAAAGCTGGTGTATATTCTGAGAATTCTAGTTTAGAAGTTTTGGTTGAACGGATCGAGACTATTATTTCTAATGAAAATATAAATTGGGCTAATTTAAATCATGGCGAAAATAAGGAGGATAAATAGATGGGCAAAAAAGTGTTTGTAAGCTATAAAAGTGAACCTGAAGATACAAGGTATAAAAATTTATTGGTTGCATGGTCAGAAAATGATAATGGATACTTCGATATTAAGTTTAATGACATGTCTGTAGGAGTCTCTATTAACTCAGAAAATGCAAATTATATAAAAAGCGTTATAAAAAATAGAATTAAAGAAAGTTCTGTTTTTTTAATTTTAGTTGGAAAAAACACACATAATAGTGATTGGTGTAAATGGGAAATTGATAAAGCTGTGGAATTAGGAAAGAAAATAGTGGCAGTTAAAATTAATAAATCTTATACACCTCCAGCTAATTTGTATGGAATTGGAGCAGAATGGGCGATGTCATTTACTTATGATGCAATCAAAAAAGCACTTGACAGTTAATCAAGCGCTTGATATGTCTTTTCAAAAATATCCGGTTTAACAGGATAACGTTCGCCATTTATACCTGTAACTATCCAATCTCCGACATCCGCACGCATTGTACCTTCAAGAGTTTCGATATACTCTACTTTTTCAGTTTGATAAGCAGTAACTTTTATAGGTTTTTTTATAAATTGTTTAGGTTTTGACATATATAGCACCTCCTATTTCTTTTATTATAATTGTATTTTTGATTGAAAAGAAGTGATTGTATGTGGTTGAAAGCTAAAGTACATGAATTGGTAAATAAACACAAAACTTTCAACCCATTTGAAATAGCATCACAGAAAAACATCCATGTCATCAAATGGGACTTACACGAACAAATCAACGGTTATTATAAATACGATCGTCGGAACCGATACATAGTAATTAATTGCAACTTAGACGACGATTTTCAACGTGTGGTATGTGCCCATGAACTTGGGCACGCAATATTGCATACCAGGGTTAACACGCCATTTATGCAGAAAAATACTCTATTATCAGTTAATAAGATTGAGAGAGAAGCCAACAGATTTGCTGCTGAACTCTTAATACCGGATGATTGTTTTATAGAATACAATAACATCTTTGACATCGCTTCTGCATATCAAGTACCAGTTGAACTGGTCAAATTGAAATGTAAGAAGTATTTTTAATACACACAAAAACGAACATATATTCTGAAAGGATGGTTAACGTGAGTTATGTTCGAAAACTTAAAGAAAAAAATAAATATCAATTAGTAGCAGACTTAGGATATAGAGGAAAAAGGAGATTGAGAAAAACAAAAATTGTTACGGCAAAAAGTGAAAAGGAAGCCGAGCGCCAATTAATTTTATTTGAAGCTGAATTAAAACAAAAAGAAGAATTGTATTTTGGAGAAACTGCAAACATTACATTAAATGAACTTTACCCAAGATGGAAGGAACATTATGCTAAACAACATTACAGCCCAAGAACTTTTGTTGACAATTGCACTCATTTAGAAAAGCGAATATTACCAGTTTTCGGGGATATGAAATTAAAGGATATAAAAAAAGTGGATATAGCTTTTTTTATTAGCGATTTGCAAAAGAAAAACAAACGGCTTGATGGGTTAGATGGGAATCTTGCCCCTTCAACTATTAGAAATATTTACAAAGCATTTGCAAGTATCATGAGAGCTGCTGTCGAATGGGAATTAATAGATGAATCACCATGCAAAAATATCAAGTTACCAAAATTGAAATACGAAGAAGGAAAGGCATATAACGAAAATGAGGTTGCTCTTTTATTTGAACGATTAAGGAAAAGAGAAAGTCCTGAAAAATGCTTAATTGTCGAATTAGCAATTGTAAGTGGCGCAAGACAAGGCGAAATTGCTGCGCTTGAGGAAAAACATTTAAACGCCGAGAATAGCAGCATTTTGATTGAACAAGCACTGGTTATAGCTAAAAAAGAGGAATTTGAACAAGCGAAAGACGGACTGATTTTAAAAGAAACCAAAGGTAAAAGAAAACGTGTTGTGACAATTCCAAAGAACGTAATGGATGAATTAATTCGGTGGGTAACCATGAAAAAACAACATTTAGCCCAATTAGGTAACGAAAGAAAATGGAAAGAACATACATTTCTATTTTCTGATGAGTATGGTAAACCTTATCGGCCTGATTCTATTAGTCAATGGTGGGAGCGTTTTATGGACCGTAATCCAGATTTATCTCACATTCGATTCCATGACTTACGACACACATCGGCAACTTTATTAATTCATGCCGGAGAACATCCAAAAGTTATACAGTCTCGATTAGGACACGCAAATATAAGTACTACTTTGAATGTTTATGGACATCTATTAAAAGAAACGGATCAACGAGCAAGTTCGCATTTTGAAAAATTCTTCATTGAAGATGAAGAAAAAGAATGA